TCTTGAAAAAGTATTGACATATCTATCCGCCCCTAGATTCATACAGGTGATCAACGCTTATCCTACAAAGCAAAATCGAGAACTTTTAGAGTCAGAGTTTATCCGGTCTACGTGGGACAAGCCTGACTTGACTTCAGATGAATTAAATTTATATATTAATGTATGCATGGATTACATTAATCTTAAAGAAATCGAACAACAAAAACAAAAGCTCAACTTGATGTTTGATGACACTGAAGGACAAAACGATTTAACTATGCGTTTGACTGAGATGTTAAAAACTAAGTCTGAAGAATACAATCAATGTACAAATCGTATTGATAAAATGATTGCTAAGTTAAACGGTGAACGCGCTAAGAGGGTAGCCAATCAGCACCAACGCAACGCTTCAGTATTGGCGTTAGTGCATCTTTTTCAAGAAGAGGAGGAGCGACGCCTAATGATCAAAATGGCAGATATGCAAAAACAATCTGTCGAAGAAGAGGCAGATAAGATAGAGAAAATGAACGAGTGGAAAGCCCGAGTTTTAGGCATTAGCAGACAGGAGATCATCTGATGGAAAGAGTCTGCAAAAAAATATTTCGTTGCGCAGAATGCAAGAAGGAGTTTGAAGGGAGGGGGTCATTGCACAAACACCTAAAACAGCACGGCTTATCTTTGGCAGAATATTATACCCTCCATTATCCCCGCGTAAACAAGCTTACGGGAGAACCGTTGCCGTTTAAGAAATTTGAAGAGTATTTTGAGAGGGATTTTTCCACAAAGCAACAGCTTAAAAAATGGTGCATTAAAGCCCCTGCGCCAGAAGTAGGAAAATATATTTTAGAGTTGATCGAGAAAAGGCAACTCAAAAAAGATAGACACTATGCTCCCTTCCACTTGGAGGCCAAAAGTTGTTTTTTGCCAGACATAGATACTTACAGAAAAATATTTGGCAGTTATAATGAGGCCGTAAAGCAGGTTGGCTTACGCCCTTTGTATGGAGAGAACCTGCCTAGGAAATTTTTTACTTTTAAACTGCCGGAGAACCTGAGAATTGCTATTGATACTAGAGAACAGTCTCCGCTTAGTTTTTCTTTTAAGACTGATGCCCATAAGCTAGACGTCGGAGACTATACTCTTTTTGGTGATCATTATTCTTATACTTATGTAGACCGTAAGTCAGGCTCTGATCTACATGCCACCTTAAGTAACCAGAACTATGAACGTTTTCGAAGAGAGTTGCAACGGGTTAAAGAATTGGATTCTTATTTGTTTATAGTTATTGAGTCGACTCCTCAAAAAATGATTAAGGCAAGCAGGGCATTTAAGCGAGCGGCAAATATTGATTTTATTTTGAAAAGGGTTAGAGATTTAAGTTATGAGTTTCACGGACATTGTCAGTTTTTATTTAGTGGCAGTCGAAAAATGTCAGAGGAAATTATTCCTCGATTGCTTTACAAAGGCAAAGAAGTGTGGAGCACGGACATGCAATATTTTTTAGACCATGAGTTGGATAGAAGGAACGCAGAATAGACCCCCTCAGATATGCCGCTCTAACAAAGAGCTCAAAGATATCAAAGGATTTCTAGAGGAAAGAGAAGCGAAGATTGCCCTCTATGAGTTCTTAAGAAATAATATTACCTTTACGGCAGAGTTGATGATGGGAATTAAGCTTTTTCCCTTTCAGCACATGGCCGTTAAAAGTATGTTTGAGACGGATTATTTTTTAGGGGTGTGGTCTCGAGGAATGTCCAAGTCTTTTACGACCGGTATTTTTGCCGCCTTAGACGCCATCTTAAACCAAGGGGTAGAAATTGGCATACTTTCCAAGTCTTTCAGACAGGCAAAAATGATCTTTAAGAAGATCGAAGATATCTCCATGCATCCAGACGCGGGATTGTTCCAACAATGCATTACTAAGGTCTCGAAGAGTAACGATGAGTGGCTAATGGAAATTGGCACAAGCCGTATCCGCGCATTACCGTTGGGAGACGGAGAGAAGTTACGTGGGTTTAGGTTTCATCGCATTATCATTGATGAGTTTTTGTTGATGCCTGAAAGGATTTACAACGAAGTTATTGTTCCTTTTTTATCCGTGGTAACAAACCCTACACAGCGTGATGACTTGCATAAGCTGGAAACCAAATTGATCGAAGAAGGGCAAATGGAAGAGAGGGAAAGGCATATTTGGCCTAACAATAAACTGATAGCCCTCTCCTCAGCCTCCTACAAGTTCGAATATCTTTATAAACTGTACCAACAGTTTGAGCTTAGCATTACGCGAGAAGAACAAAAAGATAAGGCTTCTAGGTGCATTATGCACTTTTCTTATGATTGTGCCCCTGAGCAGCTTTATGATCAAAATCTTATCAACCAAGCAAAAAGCACCATGAGCACTTCTCAGTTTGAGCGAGAATTTGGGGCGGTCTTCACAGATGATAGCGCGGGGTATTTCAAAACAAGCAAAATGGCTTTGTGTACGGTTCCGGATGGCCAGTCTCCATCTGTCGAGATTCAGGGCGATGCCGATGCAGATTATGTTTTGGCTTTTGATCCGTCATGGTCTCAAACGGAAAGCTCTGACGATTTTGCAATTCAGATTTTGAAGTTAAACGAACAAGAGCAAAAAGCAACGCTTGTACATAGTTATGCCCTAGCGGGAACATCTTTAAAGCATCATATTAGATATTTTCTTTATTGTTTAGAAAATTTTAATGTCATTGCCGTATGTGGAGATTATAATGGAGGGGTGCAATTTTTGCAAGCATGTAATGAAAGCGAGATGTTTAAGCAGAAAAAAATAAAATTAAAACAAATCGAAGTACCCTTTGATAAGCCAGAGGAATACCAAGCTAACTTACGTTCTTTTAAAAACGAATATAACAAGGGCGACCACAAACATGTAATATTGCGGAAACCTACTAGCAGTTGGATACGTCAGGCTAACGAGTTGCTTCAAGCCAACTTTGATCATCGTCGTATTATGTTTGGTAGTCAGGCTATCGATGATCAGTATGTAGCCCAGAAAAACAAAAGTATCCCCATTGAAGAAATTATGTTTTTGCGTACGAAAGAAGTGGAAAGACAAAGCGCAGGAGCGAAACAAATCGATTTCATTGAACATCAAGCGGACATGATGAGCTTAACAAAAAATGAATGTGCTTTAATACAAATCACTACGACGGCCCAAGGCACTCAAACCTTTGACCTGCCGTCTAATCTTCGACGACAAACCGGACCGGACAAAGCAAGAAAAGACTCTTATTCCGCTTTAGTGCTTGCCAATTGGATGACAAAAATATATTTTGACTCGAAAAAACAACCCAAATCCAATATAATAGAAACATTCGAACCGATGTTCGTAAACTAACTTTATGACTTTTCAAAGTCACTTTTAATCAAATCAGTGTAAAATCTACCATGGCAAGAAGAAAATATACAAAGCGTTCAGATTATTGGAAAAAATTTGAGAAAAATTTCCAATATCCCAATAGCCCTTACCAAAGTCTTGCAAGCAATGAGGAGCCGGAGCCAAAGCTGATAGGCGATTCGTTTTATAATTATACAGCAGAGGCTTATGATCGCACTGGTGGCGGGAGCACCACAGATCGGCGCCGAAACGCTATCGCTGTTAATCCTAAGCTATATGGATATAATAATATTCGTGCTGGAATGCTTCCTTATCAGTATGCGATGGACGGGGTTAATGTAAGAGAGGCTATAGAATTATGCCAAAAGGCTTACTGTAATGTAGCGATTTTTCGCAATTCTATTGACATGATGGCAGATTTTGCAAACTCCACTCTGTACTTGGAAGGAGGTACAGAAAAATCCAGACGTTTTATTAATTCATGGTTTAAGAAGATTGGTATTTGGGGGTTAAAGGATCAATTTTTTAGAGAGTATTACCGAAGTGGAAACATTTTTCTTTTTACTATAGAGGGAAGGTTTAAGGCAGACGAATTCGCCAAGATTAGAAATCTTGGTTTGGTGGCCGAGACAAACAAAATTCCTATTAAGTATATCTTACTTAATCCTTTTGATGTGGTTGCGCAGCGTACCACTTCTTTTGATGTTCGATTTTTCTCAAAACTATTGAGCGAATATGAGATTGAAAGGTTGAAAGACCCTAAAAACGAAACTGACAGAGAGTTATTTGATGCTCTTCCTGAGAACGTTAAGGAACGCATTCGTACTAATTCATGGACGCCAACCGGTATAACTGTTCAGCTAGATCCCGACAAGCTGAGATATGCTTTTTATAAAAAGCAAGATTATGAGCCGTTTGCTGTTCCGTTTGGGTTTGCAGTGCTTGATGATATTAACTTTAAAATGGAGATGAAGAAGATTGATCAAGCGATTTGCCGAACAGTCGAAAACGTAGTCCTAATGATCACGATGGGGGCGACCCCGGATAAAGGCGGCATAAATCCCCGTAATATGACAGCCATGCAAAACCTTTTTACTAACCAGAGCGTGGGGCGTGTGTTGGTTAGCGACTATACTACTAAAGCTGAGTTTATTATTCCAGATCTGGAAAAGGTTATTGGCCCATCTAAGTATGACGTTGTAAATAGAGATATTAAAGAAGGGTTGCAAAATGTAATTTTAGCCGAGGAGAAGTTTGCCAATGCCACCATCAAAGCACAGCTTTTTCTTCAAAGGCTCAAAGAGTCTCGAGAAGCTTTTCTTCATGAGTTCTTGCAGCCTGAAATAGACCAGATATGTAAAAACTTTGGGTTTAGAGGTTCTCCACGAGCTCGATTCCAAGATATTGATATGAAGGATGAAAACCAAGTGCAACGTGTCATTACGCGCATGATGGAATTAGGCATTCTACCTCCAGAAGAAGGGATGAAGGTTATTGATACAGGGGTTTTTCCTTCTGAGCACGAATTAGAAAAAGCACAAGAAAAGTTTTTGGATGATAGGAAGAAAGGTTGGTATAATCCGCTAGTAGGAGGTGTTCCTGTTTTTGAGGAATCTGAAGAATTGGAGCTTGAGGAAATAAAGCATCCTGAGAGTATGAAGATCTTGGATGAACAAAAGACTAAAACCCATAAATCTCCTGGGAGACCATTAGGGTCTAAAACAAATGGTCGCAAAGTAACTTATGCGGTAGATAGTATTAAAGATGTGATTGATGCCACCAATACGTTCTATACTGAAGTTACGGTGGAAGCTAAAAAAGCTTTTAAGAAAAAACGTTTAAACGCTAATCAAAAGGAGATTTTAGAGAAAGTTTGTGAAGTGGTCGTTTCTTCATGCGATAAACCTGATTGGAAGAAAACAGCGATCAGTTGCCTTAAGGATAATAAGAAACTATTAGATTTAAAGGTTTTAGAGCCTATAACGAACATTAGCGTAGAGCATGCTTTAGATGAGTATTCTTCGGCTATTTTATATCATAGTGCAAAAAATTCACCAAAAGATTAAAAAAGTGTAACATAGAAGGTATGAGCGGCCCCTATAA